CTCGTTTTTAACTGCCGCTGCAGCAAAACCTGAAAGTTTTGTTTCTTCTTCAAATGAACGCTCAGAAGATTCGACCTCATAAATTTCTTTATGTTCTTCGCCGTATCGAGCATATTCTAAACCGAACAACGCGTTCAATCCGGGTAATAACTCTTTTAATAACTGTGCACGTGAAATAGCCATAGTTTAGTTCCTTAAATTCCAGTAGTTGAGTTGTATTGGTGGTTATTGATCTTAACCAACAACTCTGGGAAAGCGTCTGCGCCAGTAGCTGTTTCTGGTACAACGTCGATTACACGTAACACAGTAGCGGTAGTACCTTCTGAGGTGCTCAAAACAGATACGCTAGAGTTGCCTGTAGCAGTAGAACCTGCTGTTTGCAATACTGTTACGTTGCTTCCGATAAATGCGCGTGTAGCTGTAGCAATTGTAGTGCCTGCAGAGCATACTGCTACACGGAAAATAACCATCGGGTCGTCAACAATAACGGCCATTGCATCTGATGCTACTGTGCCTGTAGGCCAATACTGACTAAACAACTTTTGCTTGGTTGATGGGTTAGTGTATGAACAACCTAAAAACACACCCGCCACAAAAGTTGCAGTAGATGTAGTAACTGCTGAAACAATACAGTTGCCACTTGTGTTGATTTGAACGATGTCGCCGTTGAAAATATTTGCTGCGTAGCCAGAAGCGATCTGTACTTGACGAGTTGCGCCTGCATAAGGCATTCCGTCTACTCGACCTACTGGTTTCAAACCGTATGGCGCACTTACTGTTGGGTAAGCCATATTTAAATCTCCAAGATAATAGAATTAAGTACTTTTACCAAAGGATACTTTCGAGCTTCGTTCTTTAAACATAGGCATACGAGGATCGCTTTGGCGCATTAAATTATTGTCTACCGCCTCTGCTTGTTGGCTCGTCATGTTAGCGTAGTATTCTGTACGCTGTTCGACAAACTCCACAGGGGTCTTGCAAAGCAATAACCCGCCTACTTCAATGTTGTCTTTAAAACGACTATTGGGGTCGGCTAACAGTCTAAATTTAGGTTGTTCGCTCAACGCTACGGCTTCCCATCCCTCTCTGAGTTTGGCAGCGAGATTACTAGGGTCTGCATTGTTTAGTGTTGCTACGCGAATCCATCTATATGCGAACCCAGCCTCTTTGTCAGGCTCAGGGAGCAGCTCAGGGGGCATCCACTGCTTAGGACGTTCCGTAAGTGCACGGGTTTCTAGTTCACGAGTAGGTCTTGCGTTTGTGTTTGCATTATCTGCCATTTTGGTTCTCCAAGTCTAAAGCTGCTTTCGCGTATTGTTCAGGGGTTAAGCCAAATTTCTTTGCTAAGTTGACTTGGCTCTGAGTTAACTTTATCTTTTTTGATGAGGTACTTCTTGAAGCAGGTGCAACGACGTTTGAGAGTCTACCCTTACTCGATTTTCTATCATCAGAATCGCCAAAATACTCGCTAAATCTTCTACGCATTGTTTTGTCCAACGCGTTGTAATACTCTTTTGAGCCTACTGGCGTACCCTCATCAACAAGTTTAGCGTGAAGTCCTAAAGCGGCGCTGGTCATTTCCTTATCTTTACCAAACCACTCATTTCTATCTTGCCAGTCTAGTGCCTTCTCGTCAGGTCTAGCCACTTGCTGTACAGGGCGTTGTAGCCGTTCCTGCGCTTGTTGTACCTCATATTCAGGTGTTTGTAAAGCCCCCAGCTGCATATTATGTGCTTGGATCAATCTTAAATTAGCCAACTGCATCTGTTCTTGGGCTTCAACGATACCATCAGCGTCACCTACTTCAAACGCTTCCTTGTATGCACGCTTCGCAATGTTGATGTCTTGCTGCGCTATACGCTGGATATTGTTGACATATTCCTTCTCACCATTGTTAATTACTTGATTAACACGCTTGTTTTCTGTCAATAATCTCTGAGCAACATTTACAGCTTCTTGGTGCTCACGTTGTGCTGATTCTTTTTCTCTGCGTTCGTCGTGGTAGACTTTGCGCATTTGTTTCAGTCTTTGTTGCGCTCTCTCATCATAGGAGTCTAGTTCGTCTTCTTCTAGCTCGTCTACAATGTGTTTAGGCATAGGCTGACGGCCTCGGTCTTCTTCGGGGGTATCGTCTTCTATTTCGATTTCAATCTCGTCTTCTTCATCCGGGAATCTGTACACTGCTTGTTCGTGGTTGCTCATAGTTTTGTCCTATTTTCTTGTTGGTGCTAATAAAATACCGTAATCCGTGCTTACTTCCGGCTAATTCCTCTCGGGTCGAGTACAACTGCTTCTACCGAGTCGTCGTTGATGAGTCTGAATTCTCTACCGTGAATAAGTAAGCGTGAGCCTGAGTTAGGGCGTACTAAGATAAAGTCACCTTTTTTACACCACGCACCGCTGGGAAATTTACTTTCGTCTTTGTAGGCTTCTGGACCTAGTGCTACTACAAATAGTACGGTTGTGAGTACTTCTTCGTTTCGCATAGTGATGTCTGCTTTTGCCAGACCGCTGTCGTATTCTTTATCTGCTTCTGGAATAGCACAGAGGATTCTGTATCCCGAAGGTGTTGGGAGTTGGGCTGCTTTCTCTTCGTTGGTATCTTCTGTTTGGTAGCTACCAACTACTTGAGGGTTATTGGGGTTTGAACCAATTAAAATCTTTGACATCTTGTTTCCTTTTTGTGGGAGTTGTTGCCGTCTTTCCGTGCTGTCATTAGGGTTTAAAGCTAATCTTCTAGTCTATCTTTTGCGTCTAAGATGTACCCTTTGGCGATATCTAACCCGTGAATCTCTCCACACAGCCGTTTGTAATCGTCGAATGAGGTAAGTCTTTCTGAGCAGACGGTGTCTTTTAACTGAGCCGTCTTGTCGTTAATGTTTTTAATGATTACGTCAAGAATGTCCATTATTCTTCCTCGTTAGGTAGTTGACCTTGCTTAGGAGCTTGCTGCTTCGACTGGTGCTGCTGGAAGCTACGATCTAAGTCTGCTTGATACCCTTGGTGAGCAATGTCTGCTGTCTTGTGATGGGTTTGGCGGTCACGGTCTAGTTTCTTTTGGAGGGCTTCGTGTGCGAGTTTCTCTACACTAGCCACTTGTTTATGGTCTCGATCTAACATCCCTTGATACGCTTGGTGAGCTAGACCCATCTCAACATCTTGCTTTTTAGCCGTCATCTCAGCCGCATCTTTCAGCGTTTTAACCTTTATAGTCTGAGCATCTTTGGCTTGGTTGTGCGTCATGTCTGCTGCGTTTTTCAACGTGTCTACTTTCAGTTTCTGTGTCACGTGCTGATTATGCGCCGTGTTTTCTTGCTGTTTAACGCCGAGTACCGCCGCAGATTTTAGTGTGTCTACTTCTCGTTGTTTATCTGCGTTCGCAGAGGTAGCTGCAATCCGTTCACGTTCGACTTGGATCTGCTGCATTTTAATCGCTGCATCATCCTGATCCTTCTTCGCTTTGCGCTGCTGCTCTTGCGCTTTAAGTTGGAGCTCTTGCATCTGCATCTGGATTAGCGGGTCTTGTTGCTGCTGTTGAGCCTGTTGCTGCGCCGCTTGCGCCATATTCTGTTGCAAAAGTTGGTTCGCCGCTTGTGCTAACAACGGAGATAGAGCCGCTTCGACTTCAGGGTTTTGTTTTAAATCTTCACCGTCCTCATCTTCTTGAGGGGGCATATCCATCCCTAACTGCACTTCAACGTCTTTTCTGTATTGGAAGCCTAAGTGCTCCGCTACGTGTGCCATCATAGTGGCTTGGATTTGGGGTAACAGAGGGTTTCCTTGCAGTGTAGCCATGATCTTAGGGTCTTTTAACGCTGCCATGTGCACAGCAATATGTGCATTATGCTCTTGGTTTAAGAACGCTTTGACGGGCTTGAGCCGTAACACGTTTTGGTTTTCTGAGACTGGATCAATAGGGAACTTGTCTTCTTCGAGGGGGACGAGCTTTTGGGCATCTTTAATCCCTAGAGCATCCAACATCTGACGGTGGAGTATAGGTAAATTATATAGTTGTGGTGCACCCTGTGCAAGCTGTAATACAGCTTGGTACTGTACAATCTTTTGCGCCATAGTAGAAGCGTTAGGGTCAGACACAGGGATAACCTCTGTAGAGGTATAATCCGACTTTTTAGCTTTTCTACTGCCTTCTTCGGGGTCATAGTCGTAGTCTTCAGGTGCGTAGGCTGCCACAATCCCTTTCAGTAAGCCTAACTCTTGTTTCATGGAGTAGTGTACACGTGCTTGAACTGCTGTGATCACTTTCAGTGTACGCTCTAAAATAGCCAGCGTGGTACCCACAGGGGCGTTACCCGACATATCTGAGACTTGTAAGTCCGCCGCATTCGCAAACCGTCTGCCTTCTTCTACAATCTGATTAAGTAATGCCATCAGTGTTTGCGAAGGTTCTTTATAGGGTAGTGGTAGTAAGTTATCTCGGATTGTACCACTGGGCACATCCACATCGCGCCACTCTCCCGGGGAAATAGGGGTGTCGTCGCCTTTAATACGCATCCCTCTAGCTTTGAAACCGCCTGGAAGGTTACTTAGTGTCCCTGCATCCACCAACTGGCGAATAAGGGAGGTACCCGATTTAGCAAAAGCACCAATGAGATGGATAAGCCCAAAGCAATAAAAACCAAACCCAGGCACGTACCCGTAATGAACAAAATGTTGTCGCTTCTTGTTGGTTTCATCGTCTGGGTCCCAGTTGCGTCTGATAGAGAGAATTTCTTGGGTTCCTTTTTCAATCGTCACTACGTAAGGTAGTGCAATCCCCGTCTCTTCGCCGTCTTCATCTGTATGTTCAAAACCCGGTAAGTCGATATCTACGTGCATCTCAAGGACTTTGTATCGATCATCCGAAGAAGCACGGAAGCCCATCTTCTCTGCTATCTTTTTCTCAACTTCGTCTAAGCTACCATCGGGCTCACCTAAGTCAATATCTCTATAGAACCCAGCTACCTGCAACCGGCGCATCTCATTTTCTGTTTTACGCATGATGTGTGTCACACGCTCGGCTGTCTCTAAGTTAGATGCGCCGTAAGGCACCACCATATCTTCAGCGGGAACGAACAACGATACTTGGCGATTTAACCGTGGGTCAAAATACACTTTCTTAAACGCATTACCTGATAACCCCAAGCCCCAGAGCATCCGTTCGTGCTCAGGTCTATACTCTGTCATCACATCTAACAGTAGGTGGTTCATGTCGTCTTGTACGCGCACCGCCGCTTCTTTCTTTGCTGCGGTTTCTTTGCCAATAATCTTTGTCTTAACTGGGCCTGCTGACGGGAACGTCGCCATCATTGTTTCAGCTTGGAACTTTACCAACGCTTCGCTTAATAGCGGGTGATGCACACCACACGCGCCGTCCCAAGGCTCCGTACGCTCTTCGATCTTCATACCGAGCAACTCTAACCCATCTGTGTACGTCGTTATCCAATCTCTGCGTGAGGCAACGTCATCATCAAAATCAGAGAGCAGGTCTGCTGCAATGGACGACAGTTCTCCGTCGTCTAGGAACTCCGCCAAGTTTTCATCAAACTCTTCATCGTGCTCATCTTGGGGGTCTAGGTCAATCTCCATTCCACCCATGCTTATATGCAAACTTTCAGGATCTTCAATCTCAATCTCGATGTCTGGCTCATCGCCGCCGAGTAAGGACTCAAGTCCCAGAGGTGCTTGGTTTAGACTTTTGTCAATCATTATCTGCCTACTTCCGCTTTGCGGTATTAGTTGCTGGGTTATATGTTAATAGTATGCGTTACGTCGGGAACCTCGACCTTTAAACTCTTGTTCCGGTTCTGGCTCATCCAAGTTAGTTGTAATAAACCCACCTTTACGAAATCTACTCATCGCCATGGACAGGGTGTCCACATAATCATCGTGTTGCCCTGCTGGGAATGCAGCTACCTCTTCAATAACATCATCTGCGAACTTTGTGTTTGGTGCCCATACTCTACCAGAAGCAAACAAGTCCGCCACTGCATTAAGTCGTGATATCTTATCATTCCCTCTGGTCGGCGTAAATTCCCCAACCGGAATACCCATTGCACGTAACTCGTATATCAACGGTGCGCCGGAGGCTTTCTTTTCCACTATGAGGCTGTCGGGCTGCCAGTAGTTATATTCTTCTAATACGACTTGTTTAAGCTCTGGGAACTCGTACCGCCCCCGCTTCGCATCTAACAATATAATGTTAGCCTGCATCTTACCATTATCATCTTCTTGGTAGAACACACCCCATACCGTGCACGCACTATAATCCGCACGCTGGTGTTTCTCAAACGCGGTATCCCATGTCATCAATATAAAGTCTGTATGTGGAGGGTCTTCTTTTAACCATCTCTGCCACCACTCCCGCTTAACTATCGCGCCTTCTTCTGAAGTCGGGTTCTGCTGATACTGCGCCTGCCACTTCGACACATCAATGGCTTCTCGTGTCGCCTCTAATTCTTTTAAACTCCAAAACTCAGGCCACAGGGGTTTACCTGACGGGAGGATCGCAGGGAACTCTACTACTCTCCAATTTTCATTACCCCTTTGC